TCCCGTTGGTAATGGTCTGCGTGCTGCCGTTCCCCGTATAGAGCCATGTGCTGAACACGTCCTCGACGTACAGCCGATCGCTTGAAGCATTCTTGACGAGCAGATCTGTCAGCACAGCACTCTTCCCTTATTTGCTGTCAATCATCAGAGCGACACCGCGCCACGTCGTGCCGCCGTCGTCTGTAATAAAGCCAAGAACGTCGACACCGGACGCCGTCAGCGTCGGAGCCGTTCCGCCAGGCCACTTGACTGCAGCCGGCCACGTCTGCGTGCCAGTGCCGCCATTGGTCAGCTCGAGGATCACAGCGAATGCGCGGGACGCCGGCACGTTCGTAAACGTCCAGGTGAGCGCGCCGGATGCTGTCTTCGTGAAGTAGTTGCCTGCGGAGCAGTCGATCGCAGACGCCGCCACGGCGACGATGTTCTGCGCGACGTTTCCGTTTACGTCGAGGATGGATGCAGGCGATGCCGTCGAGAAACCGATCTTTCCGTCTGTCGCCTTGTAGAACTGGCCGGATCCGATATTGACGAGCGACGTGTCGCCCGTAAATCCGTTTACGACAGGCGTCGTGAGCGTCTTGTTCGTCAGCGTCTGCGTGCCGGTGAGCGTAGCAATGATGCCGCCCGAGACCGTGCCGGTGACGTTAATCGTCCCAGCGACCGCAAGCGTCTTGCCTGCGCCGACGTTGAGACCGACAGACGTGCCAGTGCCAGCCGCAGCAAAGACGGCATCAATGCTATCTAGGTCGGAATTGACCTTCGTTCCCCAGGTGTCACGGCTTCCGCCAACTTCCGGCTTCGTCAGGTTTAGGTTGGTTGTATAGCTGTCGGCCACGTTAGCCTCCTACTGCGTTGTCCAAGTCTCAGAAGAAACAGGCACCGTCGTCCAAGTCGTAGCAGAAGCCGACTGTGGGTTCCACGTCTCAGATGCCACTGTTTCCTTTTCCCATAGATACCGCCCGTTGGCCGTCATGCTCGATGTCACAGAGACGACTGCAGACAGGAACAGATTGCGCCGTGGCACTGCCGTCATATCGCTCTGAACAGCAATTAGCTCTACAGCAGAATAGTTCGCGTTTCCAGTGGCGGTAGCGTCAGACAGGCAGGTCGCCAAGGCGCCGGCCAGCGTCTCACGCGTCGGCGTGAAGACCGCATCGCTTTCTGATGTGCCGATCGCCTCGACGATGATCGAGATGTACGCCGAGGCCGTCCCGTCAGATGTGCTGGCGCCGATCGCCGTGGCGTTCCTGTCCCGATCGGCGACTGCCGACATATCGGACACACAAGTCGCAGCCGCAGCCGCTTCGCGGATCCTGCCGCCTACCGCACTCGCGTCAGACGTTATGACGACGACGCAGGCCGCAAGTTCTGTATTGGCCGCAGCCGCCGCGCCGCTCGTCGTCGACATCGCCTCAGCAACAGCCGAGACGATCTTCGTCGACGTTGCCGCCGCGTCAGACGTGATGACGATCTGGTTGAGTGCTAGGCTCTCGCCATAGCTCCAAGCGCCATAGTCCCACCCGCCGTAGTCTCGGCCAGGATACGGGTCGACGTTAATGACGACGGCAGTCCCGTAGGCTCCGTCGCCATAGTCGTACTCACCGTATGGCCGACCGAGATAAGCCATCAGTCAAGCGTGATGTCGAGCGCGCCAGTATTGAACCGCAGCACGTCGCCAGTGTCGATTGACTTGCTGGTCGTCAAGTCGGCAAACGCGATGAGGTTGCCGGAAGTCGACGCGTCGAAGATGCCGGCAGCAACGATCGTTCCCCACGAGCCAGAGGCTTCGGGGAACTCGACCGCGGAGCTGTTCGATGCCGTCGTCGGAGCCGTTCCAGAAACAGTAAACGTCGCCGCAGTGCGCGCATAGGAGTTGCCAGATACCTCAGTACCGCCGCCGCCTTCGCCTGGCGCAACAGTGAAGAGGCCGACGTACCAGGCAGTCGGGCGCGTCGCTGCAGCATTTGTGAAGAGCCAATCGAGAACGAGGTCTTCAGCGAAATTAGTCAAACCAGCCATCAGTAGACCCTCCTGGCTCTAGCAATCAGCGGGGATCCGCTGTGTGTGGACTTCATGCTCTCTTCGTTTAGGGCTTCGATCCGAGAGTTGTAAAGAGTTGCGAAGACTGGCATGCGCTGGTCGTCCATGAGGAACGGCTGCGCGTGCAAGAGAGATCCGTACAGGTAAACGTCTGGCGCCTTCGTCAGTAGCCAGTTCGTCGCCTGTTGAGCTGAAAGCGCCGGGATCTTTCCGTAGTAGATCATCTCGATGTCGACATCGGAGCCAGGCGGCGGCACAAGCTCAAGAGCGCCGTTCATCAGAGAGAACGCCGCAACCTGCGTGTAGATGTTTTGCTTGATGATGCGATCGGCTTCGTCGAGCGTCACGAACCGCAGCGGCTGCTTGCCGTCGACGATGTGCAGGTTGATCGCTTCAACCCAATCAGACGGCAGCTGAACATATTCATTGCTGCTCGTCGCCTCTGCCCGCACGATCATCTCGCGCGTGCGAAGACGCGTGTTCATGTCGGCTTCGGCCAGCTGAATAAACGTCGGGATCTGAGCCGTCAAATCCGCGCGGTTCAGATAGTCGGCGATCGTGCTTTGCAGCGTCGTGTATGTCGTGATCGTCGCCATCAGCTTGCCATCCAGTGCGTGCGATACGGAGCAGCCTCATCAGAGGCCAACCAGCGACGCATCGCCGGCTTATCGCCAATGACGTTGCGCTGGAGAAGTTCTAGATAAACGTGCATCGGAAGGCTTGCGACTTTGACCATGTCGCCTGTCTTTGCCGTGCGTGAAACTTCGTTGCGTTCGGCTTTCGCCTGCTCCGCGATCGGGTCGACGTTGTAAATATTCTCAATGTGCATCTTGCCGTCAGGCGTGATGTGGAGCTTCGTCATTGATCCGGTGAACTCGTCACCGCCAAGATCGAACGAACCGGGAGCAAATTCTTCAGCCATTTTTCCTCCACGCCTTCATTGCGCGCACTTCAGATATGCGACTAGGCGCCACTCCGTACTTTTTAGACAGATTGACATTTGTTTCAGAGGATGACCGAATTTCTTCTACATCACTCCACGTCAATTTATTCAACTTACTGTTTTCGCCAGCCTTGCTTTTTACTTTGCCGCGAGCGTAGGCGTCTGAGACGTTCTCTTTTTGTGTTCCATAGTAAATATGTGCAGGGTTTAAACAAACCTTCACATCACATTTATGGAGTGCGTAAATCTCGTTTTGGCTTCCATGCGTTTGCTCACAAACGTATCTATGCAAGCGAACGCTCTTTGGCCTTCCCGTAACTTCATCAATAACAGTTAGTTGCGGATACCCGCTTGAACCGCACGCACCAATCCACAACCAGCACCCACTATTTGGCTCTGGCAATGTGTATTTTTCGATGCGTTCTTGAACTGACATTCCGATCTCCCATAAGGATGCGGGCCGGTTTCCCGGCCCGCACTTTTTATTACGCAGAGGTCGTGAGGTTCGCGATGATCGCGTGAGCCTTTTCGCTCTTCACGCGGAGACCGTACTCGACCACGAGTTCCTTCTTCACGGCATCGCCAGTCGGAGCGATGTCGATGACGCGGAACGGACGCAGGTACGAGACCGAGGCGTATTCCGGATCAAGAACGAACGCGAAGTTCTCGGGTTGGAACCGATTTGGAACAATCGCCAATTCCCCGAAATCTCCCAGGTATACGTCTGCCGTCGCAATAATTTTCAGCGGCTTGACTTGGTTATAAGTCACGCGCTGTTGAGCGAGACCAGCAAACGCCGAGGCGACGGTCTTGTTGTACGGGCCGACCATGAGGATCGACGGATTGCCGCCCTGCGACCAAGCCTGCTGTTGAGCAGTCTTGAGCATCGCTTCTGTGAACGCGACATCTGTCGAGGTCGAGAGGTTCGTCCAAGCAGCGTTCGGGTAGCCGTTGCCGCCAGCGCCAGACATCGTGCCTTTTGTTGCGCCGTTAGCCTGCACGTTCGTCTGCAACCAAGCCGGAAGACCAGCAGTGTTGCGGGCGGTCGAGTTGTTGCCGGCGACTGCTGCCTGATTGCGGAGGAGGATGAACTCCATGTCGCGCTTCAGCTCTTTTGCCTTCTTGGCCTGCTCGTAGGCCATGACGGTTTTCATGCCGGCAGTGTTGACGGCGTCAGAGGTGTTCGACACCGAGACGACCTTCGTGCTGATCTGGCAGTAGTTGGCAATGCGAAGCGTTGCGTCGAAGTCAGCATCGCCAGCATTCGCGCCTTCGATTGCAGCATTTGCAGCTGCTGCTGCAAGTGCATCTGTCTGCCACTCGAAATAGGTGTTCGAGGCAGTGTCACGGCCAACATTCGACATGAACGGCGTGTCAACGGGCGAGATGTCATAGATGATGTTTGCAAGGTCTTCGCGGATCGCGTTGCTTGCGTCGTAGGTGGTAACTTTAGAAACGGAAGCCATCGGCTTACCTCCTGCTGTCTAGTAGACCGAAAAATGCAGCGGCGTCATCGACGCTGCCAGTTTTAGCGAGACGTTGTTTCATTCGCGTCATTTCGGTCGCCTTGCGCGGTGTAGATGCCGCGGTTCCCGCTTTCATCGGCTTGGGGCCGTCCTGCTTCACAGGTTTGGGCCGGTTAGCCATCAGCTCGTCGTACTTGCGAGCCTTGTCGAGAACTAAAAGAGCGCGTGGGTCGTATGCTTGCGCGAGTTCTTCGTCCGTATAGCCGACCTTGCGGCCATAGTCCTTCAGCTTGCTACGCGCGTCGTCCCACTTCTTTTGATCGCGCCACTCAGGAACCTTCTCGACGAGCCACTTCTGGCCCTCTTGAACGACCTGGCGAACGCGCATCTGCTCTTCTTGCTGACGCAGATAGCCTAGACGTTCCTGTTCGGCTCTCGTCGCGGCGAGGCGCTCCTGGTAGTCGCGCCACTGGTCTCTGATCAGCGGGTAGTTCAGCGGATCTTCACGATGCAGCTTTTCCCAATCCGGTTCTTGCGGCATCAGCTGTTGGAGCTGCTGCTGCAGAACGGGGAGCATCTGCTCGTACTGCGATCGCTCAACTAATACTTGCTGGCGAACCGCCTCGACTGCCTGTTGCTCCTGACGGAGAACATTCATTCGACGCGAATAATCGGACTGCCGTTGATAGCCTTCCCGCGCTTCCTTCAGAGTGATCTGCTGCGTCTTGCCGTCAATCTTGACGGTTACGAGCGTTTCATCCGAAAGCTCACCTTCCGAACCATCTTCGTCGTCCTCTGCGGCTTCTGTCGCATCTTCGTCGGATGACGCTTCGACCTCGTCGGTCTCTGCGGCCTCTCCATCCTCAGAAGGCGTCTCTTCGACATCTTCCGCAGACGCCTCGACCTCTTCGGTCGCGGCAGGGGCAGGCTGACGTTTAGCGGGTGTGGGTTCGGCCTCAGAGGCTCCCATCAATGCCGCCATGCGGTCTGCTGCTTCTGCAATGCCGATTTCGCTGGGCTGCGACTGCTCGGCTCCACTCATGTATTTACTCCTTTATCGGTCGCCCTTCAAGCGACGGTTAAACGCGGTCACGTCTGGCTCACTCGCCAGCGCCGCAAGCTCGTCCCGAAATGTGCGAACAGCGCGGACAAGGTTGTATGAGGCCTCGCGTTCGTCGTAATTTTCGGGGTCAGAGTTGGACCATTTATCAATCAGGCGCTGCTCGATGCGCCGGATTATTTCCATTGTTGCTGAGCTATTTGCGAGGCTCTTAGCCTCGCGCCAGAGGTCTTCCTGTTCAAACGTCGACATCACATCCCCATCGGAGGCATCATCGGCTGCGGTTGTGCGGGCGCCGCAGGCGCTTGCGTCTGAGCCGCACTGAACATGGCACGAATTTCTTCACGCTGGCGATCGACCTCAGCCTTGATCATCGCCATGTCGACCTGCGCGCCGTACTTGGCCTGCAGCTCAGTGGCGCGGATCATCGCGTCGACGAAGACCTTGTCGCGCTCGATGTCGGCCTGGGCCATCGCCTTGTTGCGCTCAAGTTCCTGCTTGGCGGCGTTGATCAGGATGTCGGCCTTGATCTTCTCGGCCTCGACACCGGCCAGCATCTCCGCCGGATCCTGCTTCTTGTTGCCGGCCATCTGCTGCATGTAGGCCTGCACTTCTTGCGGGTTGATTTCTTTCCAGAACTTCGTCGGATCCTGGAAGCCGGCGAGCTGTGTCACTTCGGCCAAAGCATCGCGCAGCTGGTTGAGATCGACGAGCGGGTTGAACGGTCCGTAGACCTGGATGATTTCTTTCTGCTGCTGGATGATCTGCATCAGGAAGGCCATGCGCTGGTCGTCGGATCCGCGGCCAAGGGCAATGTTGACCGTCATGTCCATGCCGTCGTCCCAGCCGCGCGGGTCGATCGGGACGAACTTATTCCGCAAGCGGACGATCTTCGGCTTGTCCTGGTGCTGCACGACAAGCTTGAGAATGCCCTGGAAGCACCGCTTCAAGCCATCGGCGAACAAACGCGAGATCATCTCAATGCGCTCTTGAGACGACGACAGCTGCGCCTGGACAGCCGCGCGGGTGGTCGACTGCAGAACGTCTGCGTCGAGGCCCTGCGAGGCGCGCGAGATGCCCGTGCGCTGCGTCTTGATCTCGTCCATGTAGGCCAGCACGCCGAGGGCGGCTTGGCCGACAAACGGCTCGACAAGGGGAGCGATCGCGCCAGGCTGGCGCACCCTAACGATGGCGCCGGTTTCCGTATTCATGGCGTCGTCGAGGTTCACTTGGCCTTCAACCACTGCCATGCGCGGGTTGATCGACTGCGCCAAACTGTCGAGGGTCGCGCGCATGATCGTCGACTTGATCAGCTGCAGGTCCATCGTTTGGTCAGCGATCGACTGACCGAAAATCGTGTGCGGCGTCGGATCCGGCGAAAGGATTGCAAACGGCGCATGCTGAACGACTTCGTCGTGCAGGACGTAGGCGCCATTGCCGACAGAGCAGACCTTATGCAGCTCGGCGATGCCGTCGCCGTCCTTGTCGACGCGCACATAGCTCTCAACGTAGAAGACCCGATCGGTCGTTTCGTCTGTTGCGTTTGTGATGCCAAAAAACGACTGATCTGCCGGATTGCGGACGAGAACCTCGAGGTTCTCTTCAAAGCCGCCCGTGCCGGCGTTCTGCTCGATGATGTCGCGGTCGTAGCCCATCGCCACCAGCTCGGAGACCGTCGCCAGCTTGCGGCGCCCGACGTAGATCGCGTCGTCGAGGTTCGTGGCTTCGCTGTCGATCAGGAACTGCTCGGGCGGGATGCACTCGACGACGTAGCGCGGCGTGCGCTTCGTCTTGCGGATCCGCAGCGAATAGAACGGCACGCCGATTGCGCTGTCGAACTCCTCAAGCATCTCTTCGATGAAAACCCCAGGCTCGTTCTGGATCATCATCATTTCGTCAGCCGTCAGACCGGAGTACGAGTAGTACTCGACGCTCTCGTCGT